CAAATGTTGCCCAGTTCTTCTTTGCTTCGCAAACCTTTACTGTTCCCAAGTGTGAAACATCTACCTTGGATAGTGCCTGCTTACCAGCAGGTCCAAGAACAGTTGCTCCAACAGAACTCGCTAAGTCCTCAAGACATGCTCGTCGCTCTTCACCATAACCTGGTGCTCGAATAGCAGCAACTTTCATCGTGCCTCGAACAGTATTCATAATAAGAGCAGCAAGTGCTTGGTCTTGAACGTCCTCTGCAACAATAACAAGTGCTCGACCTTCTCGTGAAGCAATTTGTAGAGCAGGAAAGATTTGCTCTACTGCTGAGATGGTTGTGTCTGAAACAAGAACAAGTGCATTCTCATGTCTCATAGTCCATCGTCGCTTATCAGTTACAAACTGAGGTGAAAGATATCCAGAGTCAAACTGAAAACCCTCAATAAGCTCTAATGAAGTTGTAGAAGAGTTTGCTGGTTCGATAGTAATAGCACCATCCTTGCCTGCCTTATCTACTGCCTCGGAAATAAGGTTTCCAAGGTGTTTATCTCCATTAGCAGAGATAGTAGCAATATGCCGAATATCGTCCAGTGTCTCAATAGGTCGTGAAACCGTCTCTAACTCCGCTGTAAGAGCCGTTACTGCTTTATCCATCCCTCTCTTGATTTCTACAGGAGAAATGCCCGCAGAAAGGTGTGCTGAAGCCTGACGAAAGATTTCGTGAGACAAGATAGTGGAAGTAGTTGTTCCGTCTCCTGCCTCGTCTGCTGTGACTTGTGCTGCCTGCTTAATTACTTGTGCCCCCAAGTCTGCAATAGGGTCATCAAGTGAAACGAAAGAAGCAACAGTTACACCGTCTTTGGTAATAACTGGTCGTTCGCCTTTCTTTTGTAGAATAACATTTCTACCCTTGGGTCCGAGAGTAGCACCAACATTTTCTGCTAATGTTGTTACACCCTCCAATAGTTTAGTTGATAGTTCTTGATTATTAGAATAGACTTTGCTCAAAGCAACCTCCAGTTTGTTGTCTTTTCTTATTATATGGTATGTTTTTGGATTTGTAAAGGATTATTTTTGCTTTGCTTGTTTTGCTTTTTCGTTAGCAATGGCAAAGAGTTTGTCAAGTCCTGATTTCTTTTCAAAGTAGTGCCTTACGTTGGGTTTTGACTCCAACTTCATTCTTATTTGGATGAACACCAGTGTTCCTTCACTTTCAGACTCAGCCGTTATGAGGATTCTAGGAACGGTTTCATCTGGCATGGACACCTGCAAGTCGTAATCTCTCATGACATCACCAAGCGTAGTGAGGTCTAGGAGTTTATAGCTTCCTCCACCAAACGATAATAACTTAACCGAGTCATCACCTTTGGTCACAGCATTTTTGATTCCGTTTACAACATTTTTCAAGAATTGTGCCTCTGCTTGGCTTACTGCTGAGTCGTCTTCGCCATCTGCCTTAACCGCCCTGAAGTTTGATACCTGTTGAACGATATCCTTATAAAGTTCCGCACCTGCTTTTCTAACTGCATTAGCCTCGTCAGTTTTTGTGTTATCTGCACTATAAGGTAAAGCCATATACGCATTGATTGCTTTATTATAGGGGTTGTCATCGTCTTTAGGGATATTGTATTTAGAGGATGGTCTGACTCCAAAAGCTGCCTGGAAGAAGGGAACGATTCCTGTTTTTCTACCTTTTTTATCTTGTGCGTCCCACGACTTACCAGTCTGACCCATTGTATTTGAAAGAGTTTTGAGTGAAATGTTGCCGAGGCGAACTGGTTTTCCGTCAACCTCCACCTTAACGTCCACTTTAGTTCCCTTTTGGTCTGAAACTCCATCGGAGATAACGTCTATTATGTTCGGTCTATCGTTCATCTCTAATTTCATTGCGTCATCTACAATTTGCTCTTTATTTACATAAGATGCTGAAGACTGGTAGAGTGGTGATAGTTTTTTCATCGCTTCTGAGTCCGTAGAAATCAAAGCGTCAAAGTTTGATGGAGCGAGTGCCACCGTGAGTGTAATTTTGTCTTCTGCTGAGTTACCAGTTATCCATGTGACACTCTTTTTTGGATTATCATCTTTTGAGGGCGAACTTGCCACTTTGTCCAATACCGCCCTAATGTCCTCTGTGGTAATGTCTCTGTCTGGGTTCATGAACCTAGCGTAAATTGCTGCTCCCAGGATGCCCTCTGCGACATCGCCTTGGTTCATCTTGCCGCCGCCGAAGTCACTAGTTTTTTTAAGTTTATTGGTGTTAATCTCCCTTCCATCAGCAGTGGTAACTTTTATCAATCCAGGCAACTGTTCGCCCTTATCTACGATGGCTTGCAGGGCATTAATAAGGTCTTCATTTTTTTCTCTTGGTATAAACACTCTTGTTCCATCTACCATTTCCCAGCCGATTGGCTCGCCTTCCTCGTTTTTGGGTGGTTTCTTTAGCGTGTCAAGAAATTTTTTGAGACGCCAGTCATAAGTGTTTAATTCCTTCCAATTGAGCGTTGACTCTTCGAGCATGTCCTCCTCCAAGACGCCAAAACCAGCAGGTGCTGACTTTGAGCGTTCTTTTGGTGGGTCTTCATCAAACGGTTCACCGCCTGCTTTCTTGGTGCCCTTGGTGGACAACCTCATTGAAGAGTGTTTTTTAATAATATCTGAGTCTTGATAGCCCTCTTCCAAAAGAACCTGTTCGACAAGTTCATAAATGGTTCGAGCGTCAATCTTGCTCTTTTTCTCGTAATGCTCTTCAATGAGCTTTTCCCAGTTAGCCATTTTTATAGTCCTTAGATAATGATGTCTGCAATACCAAAGTCAACTGCTTGCTGTGCGTCAAGATAGATGTTGACCTTTTTATCGAGAAGCTTCTTGACCATTCTTCTCGTCATATCTGTTTCACGAACAAGAGTGTCGATATAACGCTCTTGAATCCACTTGATTTCCTCAACCTCGTTCTCGATATTGTGAATAGAGCCGTGAGTTCCACCAATAACAGAGTGAATCATAACACGAGTGTTGCGACCAATCTGACGGCAGCCCTTTGTACCTGAAGCGAGAATAAGAACACCTGCGGACATTACCTTGCCGATGCCTGTTGTAATAATAGGACAGTCTTGCCCTACAACACGCATCATATCACAAATACCAAACATATCGAGTGCTGAACCACCGAAAGTTGAAACAATCATCTCGATTGGAAGTGACTTTTCGATAATTTCAGAGTTGACGTCGTTAGGGTCAGCAAGATACTTTTTCTTGCCTGACTCACGAAGAGTAACAAGTCCTGAAATAACTTCAAGAGCCATTCTCTCTGATACATCACCAATAACTGGAACAACACGAATCTTCTTTTCTGGTGCTCCACCACCCATCATTGGTGGAAGGACAATAATGGATTTACCATCACCGCCTGTGAGTTGGTCCAAAAGTTCTTCGTCTGAAAGTTCTTCTTCAGAAAACTCTTCTTGGACTTCTTCTTGAATTTGCTCTTCTTGAGGCTTTTCTTCTACTTTCTTTTTCTTTTTTGGCATGGTATTTGTTTCCTTATATTGTATCGAACCTTACTTCATCTTCTGAACATAAACAGTTCCTTCTTCCCAGAAAATGTTTATGTCGCCTCTCAGATAAGACGAAATAGCATTTAAGTAATTCTTTACTTGCGACTCATCAAACTCACCTTCTTTGGCTCGTTCGACGACCCACTTTACAACAGAATAAACAACGAAAGCTTTTTCAGCATGAAAAACATTCCCATCGTAATAAAAATGCTTGCCCTCTTTTATGAGGCTCATGATAAATTTCTTCGCTTCCATTATATATCATTTCTGTCCTATAAAGTCAAGTAAAAATTACTCTTCTTTAGTAAGTAGAATCTCACGAATGATTTCTTTCACTTGAGCGTGAAGTTTTGCTTCTTCGGCGGTAAGTTTTGGTCCATCGGTGTAGCGGTCGCCCTTTTTCAAAGTTGCAATTTTCTCAATTCGGTCTTTCTTATCATCGGCTGAAAGGTCGTCTCTATCTCGAATAGACTGAATAGCCAGCTTTTTCCAAACTGCAAAAGGAACCTTGCTTCGCTTTGTGTCAAGCTCTGCTGCTGTTGGGTCACGAAGTTTTCCACCTTGACTTCTTGCCTGACCTTGCTTATAACCAGCGACCTTTTTGGAGCGAATTGCTTTTTGGAACATCTGTCTTGCTCCACCTAGTTCAGCGACCTTTGCGGCTGCGGCAAAGATAGCAGGGTCTTGCATAAGTTCGGGGTCGTGAGCAGCAACGACGAAATCAGTAAGGTTATTGCCCAACTTATCTCCAGACTTGTCTAAAAGCGCCAACATTCCCTTGTAGAGAATTTTTCCGTTCTTGTTGAATGGCTCACGAGTTGAAGCGTCGAGAAAGTCTGTGAGGTCTTTGGTTGCCTTGGCAAGAACTTGCTTGGCGTATTCTGCTGTATAAGGTTTTCCATCCTTAGTTTTCATTTCGTCTGCCAACTCTTTTGGAACAAGAAGTGAATCATCACGCAAGTCATAAATGTTAGCATAGATGTCGCCACCAAGAATCTTGATATTGCGATATCCGTCAAAAAGTTGAAAGTATCCTCTGTCGTCCTGAACCTCGTCCTGATATTGTTTTGAGATAGTTGCGGTTGGAGCACCAACTGTTCTTGCTCTGTCCTTATCTCTCTGAATAGAAACTTCTGGTGGAACATTGATTTGAAAAACAGCAACATCATAGCCTGCTTCGTGAAGTTCCTCTGCTCTAACACCCATCTTCATTACATCTTCGCCAGTTGTGTCGAAAATAATAGGAGAAGCAGTGTTAAGCCAGTTTGCTGTTTTTTGTCGTGAGCCGTTTTGAAGCTTTTCACGAAATGCTTGCTGTTGTTTCCAAGTATCCAAGTCTGTTTTATCTGCGAACTTCAATCCAACGCCAAAGTTACCGAATTGTGCTTCAATGTCTTCATCTGGGTTGGAAGTAATAAACTGCTCTGGGATACCCAACTGGTCTGAGATAAAAGTTTTACCAGCACCAGCAGGTCCAAAGATAAAAATAGCCTTGAAAGGGTTCTCATTCTTGCGAAGAGCGATTTCCTCAAGTGGCTGTGGCTCTTCAAGAAGCATTGTTTTCTTTTGTTCCTCAACCGCCTCTTTGATAAGGTTTTTTAAATTTTTTAGGTCCAATTTCATTTATATTTTACTCCATTTATGATAAAAATAAAAAAGCAGGACATTTTCGTGCCCTGCTTCTTTTCTCTCACACCAAACCAAAAGGTTTATTTATTATTTTAGAGAACGAAGTCGAGCAACGACAGCCTTGGTGATTTCTTCGAGTTGCTCTTCAGTAGTCTCGTCAACTTCCTCAGTAGCTTCTTCCATCTTCTCTTCGTCGTCAGCCTTATAGCCTTCGTCTACCTCTTCTTCTTCTTCGTTCGTTGTGCAGTGCGCTTCTTCCAAAGCAGCGTCTTCGTCGATGACTGCCTGAACTGCCTGAGCGATTCTCTCAGCAAGTGAAGGAGTTGTTGTTTCCATCATCTCTTCTTCTGCTTCTTCTGCGTCCATTTCCATTTCTGGCTCTTCAGCAGGCATCTCAGCGTCCATCTCTGGAGCTTCTTCAGCAGGAGCTTCTTCTTCAGAATCAACACGCTCGGCAGGAACACCAGTCTCTGCTTCGATAGCAGCAAGAACTGCGTCTACAAGTGACTCGATTTTGTCCTGACCAACCTCTTCTTCAGCGGCAGGCTCTTCAGCGTCAAGCTCCATCTCTTCTTCTTCGACAACAACTTCTTCGTTAGTTGTCTCAGTTTCTTCAGTGGTGGTCTCTTCAGCAACTTCTTCAGTTGCCTCTTCCATCTTTTCCTCTTCTTCTTTGTGCTCGCCTTCTGCCTGGATATCAAGCTTCTCTGAAATGCGATTAAGAGCAGGAATACCAGCGATTGCTGCAAACCTTGTAATCTGTGCCTCTGTAAGCAAGTTCTTCTTCATTTTCTTTCTCCTTCATTTGGGAATTTTTTTATGATAATTTGGGGCATAAATAGCCAATCACTTTATAAATAGTTAGTTTTATGGAAACAGGTCGTCCTTTTTGAGTTTTTTGACTACCTTCTGTTGTGCTTTTTTAGCTATTTGGTCTATTCTAACGTGAGTTAGGTTCAACCTTAGCCCAATATCACGTAAGGTCATCGGTCTGCCGTCGTTATTGTCTATCGCAATAAGCGTACAGTTCAAGTCCTCCTCGTAATCCATCCAAAATCTACAATCTTTGTTTTCCTCTGGACAGGATATGTTTAGATTCTTGCAAATATCGCTACATTCTCTCATAAGTCTGGGTGTTCCCTTGCTATTAGGTCGAAGATATCTTCTAATTCTTCGTTATCTAAGTTAAACTTCTTTTCAATTTCTTCTTGTTTTTGTTGTGCTTTTTCTTCTATCTCTTGCACTCGTTTTGAGCGCTTTCTCGACTTTTTTGGCGACGTTTCATCAATCATTCTGATAATATCTTTGGATATCTGATTTTCGTCCAACATACAAGTCACTAGATAGCGAAAAAGCTTAGATTGTGTTAGTCCATACCTTTCGAGCACTATTTTTAGCTCTTGATGGCGTTCATCGGTATCAAAAAACACTATCTTCTTCTTATTTTCTCCATACTTACCCTCCACTATGAATATCTCCCAAAAATGTGTGCTTGGGACTCTTTCTGCGAAGAGGGAGACTGAATAATAAACTGTGCCTTTTCTCTTAGGTCGTGCAAAGTCGTCACGCCCGAGTAAGAACACCCTGAACGAATACCTTGTTCGAGTTCATAGACGATTTCTGACACTGGACCCCTGCAAGGGACCGATGTAGCCACACCTTCGAGTGAAGAAAACTTGCCTCTCCAATCTTTCTGTGCTTCTTTGGAAGCCATGCCTCTAAAATTTTTCCGCAAGTTTCCGTCTGCGTCGGTGAAGGTGCTGCCTGGCGTCTCGTCCGTCCCTGAAAGCAACGAGCCCAACATAACCAAGTCTGCACCTGCTGCGAGAGCCTTGACAGCATCGCCTGAGTTGCGAATACCTCCGTCAGCAATAATGAGGACTGAGCCAGCATATTGAGACTTGTTGCACTCAAGAATAGTTTGAAGCCCTGGTACTCCGTGTCCTGTTTGGATACGAGTTGTACAAATAGAACCTCCGCCAACATTGCAACGAACAGAGTCAGCACCCCAAGAAGCCAAAGCTTCGTAGCCTTCACGAGTTGCCACATTGCCAGCCATAATGTGAAGATAGTCAGGAGCCCAAGACTTGATGCTATTAATAGCATCCTTCATAAGCTTGTGATGACCGTGAGCGACATCAATACAGATAACTGAAGCTCCCTTAGAGACTAACTCTTGTGTTCTTTCCAGATAATCACCAGTTACACCTACCGCAGCACCTACAAGGAACCCTCCTTGCTTCAGTGCTCGTTGGACTAAACTAGACTGCTTCTCGATGGTATTATATCGGTGAATAATACCTAGCCCTCCCATACGAAACATCATTGCAGCCATATTAGCACCAGTGATGGTATCCATCGGACTAGAAACAATAGGGATAGACAAGTTGAAGCCTGGCTCAAAAGGAACAGACAAGTCAACTTGTGTTCTAGACTCAATAGAACTATACTGTGGAACCAACAGTACGTCGTCATAAGTTAGTGCTGGTTTATCACTTAGAAACTTAGCCATCTTCTTCTCCTTGTGGAGCAATATTAGGTGCGCCCTTTTTGATGTAATCGCCAACTTCTGGATAATCCGCAGGGTTTGGAATTGCCTTCTTCTGGTGTTCTTTAGGGTCTTGCTTTTCCGTCAAATGCTTATCCAACTCTGTCTGCTTCTTAATTACTTGTTCTTTCACTGCTGCCAAGCCATTATCCCAACACTCAGGACAAAACAAGCTGACCCTTTTCTCTTCTCGTCTCTCGACAATGGTCCAAGTGTTAGCCATTTCACGACTCTTCTTGTCAAAGTCTTTATAACACATTACACAGCAGTCAGGCATTCTGTCGAAAGACATTACTTTATCTTTCAACTCTTTCTCTGCTTTCTTCTTTTTGTTTCTCTGCAACTTTCTTTTAAGACTCATCGGTTGACCCTAAAGCGCCAGTGCCTCTGTTGGAAATAGTAATTGGATGCCAGTTGTAAAGGTCACCTGAACTCGTCTCCAGTGCTCGGAAATGAACGACTGGAACCATCACCGCTTGAGCTATTTTATCGTGCCTGGCAACAATTTGTTCTTCTGTTCCCACGTTATGCAGGTTTACGAAAATTTCTCCGTCATATCCAGAGTCAACAACACAAGCTCCAACAAGCAGACTTCGTTTAGAAGCTACGGATGAACGATTCTTAATCTCAAGCATATAACCGTGAGGGACACCAACACGAATACCAGTTTGGAACAACTTACTCTCACCTGGTTGAAGCCTAACTCCTGCCTCAATGCTGTCTGGGTTGAAGAACAAGTCCAGACCTGCGTCCGAAGGGTTCGCTCTCGTTGGTGGCTTCGCATCTGGACGAACTCGTGAATATTCAATAATCATAATATCTCCTTTATTTTGCTTTCTCTAATATAACACAGTGCTTTTCTGTTTTCAAGTATTTTATGATAATAATTTAAAATTATGTTTCAGCGACCTCGTTGAAAATCCCCACTGCTCGCTGTAGTCAAGTTTAGCCATATAAGGCTTGTTGAGTTCAACATGGTCGTACTCTCTAATGCCCCAACACTTTATAGTGTTGATAGTGGAAGTAGAATCGATGACACGAATCATCCAGTACTTTTTGTTGTTCTTGGTTTTTCTCTCAATGACCTCACGAGGAATAAACCAAGCAACAGGAATCTCTGGATAGAAATCGCCAAGAGGTGGAATATTACTTTCCTCTAACTGGTTCCTGACGCTCTCCGACATAACAAGGTGAATTGGGAACATGCCAGTCAAACTAGTTTGATGTTCTATCATCTCCTGCTTGGTGAAACTTCCCTCTGGTGCGTAAAGCTCCATATTTTCGTGAAACTTCTTCTTCGTCTTTGCTCTATTCACAGCAACCGAAGACCAGAAGTGTTTTGTCCCAGTGAAACGCTCGTCCATAAGAGGCATCAGCGCTTCCGAGCGAACAAGGACATCAAGTGCCTTCTTGTTTAGTTTAGAATAGACAACCCTGTCGTGGAATAGAAAGTCTTCGATAGTGTTGAATGGTCGAAAGTTCAGTATCTGGTCTATTGCTGCATCTCCCAACCCCTTGATAGAGGAGAACGGCTGAATAAGGGCACCATCATCTCCAATCTCCCAGTTTCGGGTTGATAGGTTGATGTCAAGAGGGCGAATCTCGAAGCCCATCTTCTTAGCAGTGTTGATGGCTCGCTCTTTTCTAGACTCTGGTTCTTTATCCAAGAATGCAGCCATCCACTCAACTGGGTAGTAGTGAAGCAGCCAGGCACACTGGTAAGACAGAATAGAATAAGAAACTGCGTGAGACTTGTTGAAACCGTAGCCCGAGAAGAACTCAAATGTTTCCCACATCTTTCTCGCATCTCTCTCGGACATTCCCTTTTCAACACAACCAGCGACGAACTTCTGGAATATTCCGTCCTTGACTTCATGACCTTTTCCAGTGCCCTTCTTGGTGAGTAGCTTTCGAAGCAAGTTGCCCTCATCGAGAGAAATGTCCTTACCCAGCTTGTGAGCGAGAAGTGCTATCTGCTCCTGAAAGATAAGGAAGCCATAAGTCTCCTCTGTAATCTCTTTATGGACCTTGCTTACATAAGGTATGTTGTCTGGATTCTCTTTTGCGAAGACATAGTTCCTATCCACTTTGGCGGACAACGGTCCTGGTCTAAAGATAGAAGTAATAGCTGAGATATCAACGATACTTCTTGGCTTCGCCATCTGGCAGAAATTCTGAGCGCCAGTCTCCGTGAACTGGAACACACCAGCCCACTTACCTTTATGAAAAATATTCTCATACACTTCTTGGTCGTCAAAGTTGATAACATCAGGGTGTAGTTTTTCCTGGTAATACTTCTTGATGTCTGCAAACGTCGGTTTTCTAACTCCGTGATGTCGAACCAAAATAGAGCGAATAGCATCCTCCATCATTCGAAGAGAAGCAAGCCCAAGAATATCAAACTTAATAAAACCCATCGGTTCCAAGTGTCTTACATTCTGTCCCTCGCTCCAAGGTGTCTGACGAACACCACCTGACGTAATAAGCGGCATCTGTTTGTGTAGGTCGTCTGCAATCACCACACCGCCAGCATGACGAGAAGAAGAGCGGACTTGACCGTAAAGAGCCTCGACGTGAGTCTTTACATGAGGATACTGCTGCAAGAACTTCTGCAAAGTGTCGGAGAACTCCATCACCTCTTCAAAGGTAGGAGTATAGACACCAGCGGAAATACCATGTTTTGCCTTAGCCTTTGGCGTAG